TCTTCTAATAGATCAAGGAATAAATAATGATATATAAATTTATAATAATTTTTTTTTTTGGAGTTTTTCAGTAATGCCTAAAATACCTACATTTACATCTAGTGAAGAAATGACAACACAAACTGGAAGTGTTACCTCAAACATACAAATATCTCCAGCAAACAATATATTTACTGCTACACAATCATTACAAAAAACTTTATCAAATGAATATGTAAAAGAAAAAAAATTAGAAGCAGATAATAAAGCAACATTAATACTTTCTGATTTATATGTTAATCAAGAAAATGGTCCTAAAGGATTATATACAATACAAAGTGAAACAGGAGCAAATGGAAATCCTAATAATGCTTCTAATTCTTTTGACAATGATGTTAATAAATTGTGGGAATATGCACAAGCAAATAAAGTTAAAGATTTAGATAATTTTACTAAAAAAGCATTAGAAAAAAAATTTTATGCTACTGCAGGTATATTTAAAACAAAAGCATTATTAGATTCAAGAAATACACAGTTCCAAGATACTAAAAAAATAACAGATGATTTTGTTATGAAAGATGCTTTAGCATTAAAATTAAATGGAATTAGTTATTTAGAAGTTTATAAAACAAATGTTCTTTCAAGAATAGAACAAGACACTACATTACAAGATTCTGGTATTAAAAAAAAACAAGCAGAATTATATTTAAAATTTGGAGAAAATACTTTAGGAGCTTCTCTTGCAGTTTCTCAACCAGAATTTTTAAAAGCAAATATTAGTAAATTAACAAGTTTATCAGTTGAAGAAAAACAAAAATTACTTAATGCTGCAGATGGTCAAATATTAGAAAATAATAAACAGCTATTTACTTTTGCTTTAAATTTAAATGAAGATAGCACAGCATCTCAACTTGTAAATGATTATCAAGAAATTGTTGATGGTACATTTGATGGTAATGTAGATTTAATTAAACAATGGGATAAATTACCTAAAGCCGACAAAGCTGCAATCATTGAATTTGCTAGAACTAAAAGAAGAACAAATACTTCAGAATTGAACAATAGACAAACAGCATTTTTAAATGAAAATAAACAAAAAGCTGTAAATGATTATAGTAAATTATTTAATAATTCAGATTTTTTAGAAACTATTGATTTGTTAAAAATAAATGAAGTATTTGGCGATCCTACTAATGCTTATGAGTTAGATGCTAAAAATCAAATAATTGATTTGTCTACAAAAGTTGGACAAGAAGAATTTAATAATGTTAATGAATATTATAAAAATTTTGAAATACAAAAAAAAATATTATCTGGAGAAGTAAAAGATCATATAACTAAATTTACATTGCCGGGTGAAACAGAAGCTAAAAGTATTACAGAAAGAGTTGGAGATGGAGTATCAAAAGCTGAATTTGGATTTTATTTAAATTACTTATTGCCTAATACAAATAATCCAGATTTTATGAATAATAATAATAAGTTATTTAAAGTAATAGAAACATTACAACCATCCATTGAAGGAGAAAGTTCATTAAAATATATTGATACAACAACAGATAATAGATTAAACAATTTTCAATCTCAAATGATATTAAGATTTAATAATGGTTTACAAAAAGGAATAAATGCAGACGAATTATTAGATAAGACTAGCAAAAATTATATAGGTAAAGGTTTAATACAACTTTATAAATCAGACAAAGATGCTATTACACAAATTATTGCAGAAAAATCTGCTGAAATATCTGGTGATAAAATTGAAGTACCACCTTACAGTGAGGAAAAATATGGATCAGTTGAAAATTATTTAAATTCAAAAGAATATTTAGATTATAAATTTCCGGGTAGAGTAAAATATAGAGAAGATTTACAAGATACTAGCGACATTACACAAGAAGAATTTGATGCTTTAGATAGTGAAGAAGAACCAAAATTTTTAGAAGAAGGTATATCTTATAAAGATAGTTATTATGAATATGATGAAGAAGGTAATCCACCTAAAAGATTTTTAGAAAGACTACAAAAAGATAGAAATCTTAAAAATATAAAACCAGACAAAATAAATTTTTTATTAGATTTTATTTTACAAGAAAATAAAGATTTAATTAATAATTGGAATAAACACTATCAAACAGATGGTACATTTAGTGGTGCTATAAAAGCAAATAATAGATTAAAAAGAAAATACACAGTTCCAAATGATGCGTTAGCTGCAATAGAAAATGCTTCTACAAATTTTGATGGTGATGGTGGTTTTTCAAAAAAATATTTAATAGATACTTTAAGTAAAATTGGTCAAATAGAAAGTCAATACAAAACTAAAGTACAAAAAACAAACAAACCTGTAAAAGAAGATAAAAAATTCTTAGCAAGATCCTATTGGCAAATAGAAGTAACTACAGCAAAAGATTTACTAGAAAAATCTGCTCCTATATTTGGTGGTAATTTTGAATCTACTTTTTCTAAAAAATATAAAGGAGACTATGAAACAGCAAGAGAAGGTTTATTAAATTTAAGCGATAAAGATTTAGTTGATTTATTAGAAAAAGATGATGTATTAGCTGCAAACATTGCTGCAGCATTAATAGTAACTAGATTTAACACAGAAACAGCATGACAACTATATCAGAGCAGATTAAAGACCTAACTGCAGCTGGAGCTTCTTCTACAGAAATAAATACTTGGAGCAAAGGAAAATTAGAAGATATGATTGGTGCGGGTATACCTGCACAAGAAATTACAGAAGCATTTGGAGTTGTACCTTTTGACAGAAAAAATGAAAAAAATTATTGGAAGTCTATATCTTCAGAGGTAGAAAAAGAAGTAAAAAATTTTCAAGACATTGATTTTTCTAAAATGGAAAGTTATGAAGATATACCTCAAGAAGTTAATGCAGCCGGTGCAATAGAAAAATTTTTATTAGGTAGTGATGAAAGGTATCAATTTTTACCTTACGTAAAAAAAGCACTAGGAGCATCTGGTGTTAATAAAATGCTTAAGTATCACACAACAGGAGAGTTTGGTTTTGAAGTAGATGTGCCAGAACCAGAAGGTACAGGATTTTTAGAAAAATTAACAGAAAGTGCTGTGGGTTTAGTTGCCGAACTACCAACATTTATTCCGGGTGCAATAGTTGGAGGTTATACAGCTGGACCGACAGGTGCAGTTGTAGGTGGTGGATTAACTGCAGGTACTATTCAAGGAATGTACACAGAGGCATTAAAAAGAGGTCAAGTTAAAAATTATGCAGAATGGTGGGATATATTTATGGAAGAAGGTTTAAGTGAGGGAGCTAAAACTGCTGCAAAATTATATGCTGCTTACAAACTACCTAGAGCTTTAGGAGTTACTTCTTTTATACCAAAAACATTAGCTCAATCTAGTGCTTATAGTGCAGCTGGTGCTGTATTAGGAGATGGTTTACCTACAGCAGAAGATTTTGCTATTACAACTTTGTTGTTTGCACCATTTAATATTAAAGCATCAAAACAAAAATTAGAAAATGTATCTGCAAAAACAGGTAAAAAACCTGTAGATATTATAGAAGATTTAATACAAGACAGAACAATATGGGAAGATTTAAATTCTACAAATATTAAAATACCAAGAGCATATAGAGATGTTTCTATAAAAGAAAAAAATAATCTTTCTGTTTTAGAAAAAACAAAAATAGAAGAACAAATTATTAAACTAAAAAAAAAAAACCAAGAAATTTATAAATTAGAAAGAGAAAAAAATGATCAAGATAGAAAAGTTACTTCTAAAATTTATAAAGAAACTGTTTTAGAAGTTAGAAAAAACAATCCAGATTCTACTGTTGCTGAAATAAATCGTGCAGTTTCACAAAAATTATCAGATAGAACAAATAAAAAATTACAAAAAAATATTTTAAAAATACAAGAGCTTGAAAAAAAATTAGATATATTAGAACCAATAAGTACAAAAGATAAACCAAATAAAATTATAGACGAAACTAGAGCAGAACTAGATAAAAGCATTGCTTACGACACTAAACCAAGAACATTTAACACAAAAGGTTTTGTAGATGATTTGTTTTATAATTTTTTAGATCAAAACCATGTATATAAAAGAGCTGTAAAACAAGCTGAAAAATTTGGTGTAAAATATGAAAAAGAAATTTCTCCTTATGAGAACTTTCAATTATTACATGGTGTCAAAGGTCCAATAGAAAGTTTTATTGAAAAAGGTGCAATAGATTATAAAACAGGAAAAAATGTAGGACCAGCATTAAAAGAAATATTTACAAAATATAAAATAAAAAATACAGATTTATATAAAGATTTTATTAGGTATTCTATTTCTAAAAGAGCTATAGAAAAAAATGCTCAAAAACTTGAAACAGGTGTAAACATTAAA